TCTATCGTATTATACAGATACAACACTTCAAGAATCATTGATACTCCAATCTACTGAGCGTCAAAATATTCTAAACATTGCACAATCTCTTGGATACAAACCAAAAACAAGAATAGCCTCAAATGTTAAACTTGATGTATTCCAACTTGTACCGTCAATAGGTAGTGGTACAAATAATAGACCAGACTTCTCATATGCATTTGCAATAGAGCCTGGTATGGTTGTTGCATCAGATAATAACAATGTAACTTCTCAGTTTAGAACAACAGACTATGTTGATTTTAAACACAGTAGTAGTATTGATCCAACAGAAGTTTCTGTGTTTGAGTATGACAACATCTCAAAAGAACCTACATACTACCTTCTGAAAAAATCTGTAAATGCAGTATCTGGTGTAATACGAACAGCCGAGTATGAATTTGTAGATCCTAAGCCATACGATAAGATAAACTTAGAAGAACCAAATATCATAGATATACTCTATGCTATTGATTCAGATGGTAATAAGTGGTATCATGTTCCATATTTGGCACAAGATACTATATTTGAACCAACACCAAACATACCTAGAAATGATAGACAACTATCTTCATATCGAAATGAAACTCCATATCTATTGAAGTTAAGAAAGATTTCAAGAAGATTTATAAGTAGACAAACTGGAAACGGAATAACAGAGATTCAATTTGGTGCTGGTGTATCTAATCTTGATGATGAAATACTCATACCAAATCCAGACTTAGTTGGATCTTCATTGACTGGTATTGAGTCTGCTGCTTCTCTTGATATAGATCCTTCAAACTTCTTGTACACTAAAACATATGGACTTGCACCAAATAATACAACACTAACAGTTTACTACACAGTTGGTGGTGGTATTAAAGACAATGTTCCAAGTGATACGATAAACCGTGTAATATCTAAAACGTTACTCATAGATGAAACTGGTTTAAACAGAACAATTTACAATCAAGTAATTGGAAGTTTGGCCGTAACAAACCCAGAACCATCAACTGGTGGTAAAGACGGTGAAGATATAAATGAAATACGTCAAAATGCTTTGGCATACTTTGCTTCTCAAAATCGAGCAGTAACAAAAGAAGACTATATCATACGAGCATACAGTCTTCCACAAAAGTATGGTTCTATTGCAAAGGCATACATAACAAAAGACGATCAACTTACAGAAGAATCAATTTACAATAGTGATAGACTTTCAAATCCATTAGCACTAAACTTTTACGTCTTGGGATTTGATGCTGATAACAAGTTGACGAGAATAAATGATGCCACAAAAGATAACTTAAAAACATATCTGAATTATCATAGAATGTTAACAGATGCTATCAACATTAAAGACGCATACATAATAAATGTTGGTATTGAATTTGACATCATCACGATGCCAGATCAAAACGGAAATCAAGTTGTTCTTCGTTGTATTGATAGATTGAAGAAATATTTTGACATTAAAAAATGGCAAATAAATCAACCTATTGTGATAAGCAATGTTTATACAGAACTTGATAAAGTAGAAGGTGTTCAAACAGTTGTAAATGTAAGATTTACAAATCTAACAGATCCTTCTCTTGGTTATTCTTCTAACGCATACAATTTAGACCAAGCAACAAAAGATGGAATAATCTTCCCATCTCTTGATCCTTCGATATTCGAAGTTAAATACCCAGATAATGATATTATTGGTAGAGTGAGGGCATTCGGATGATATACACAATATATGCTCAAAGGGATGCAACGATTTATGAAAGAACAGAGTCACTAAACACTGGTTTAGATTCTGTACTTGAACTTTCACATCAACTCGTTGGGACATCATCAATCTACAACAGTAGAATTTTGGTAAAGTTCGATACATCAGATATAGAATCAAGAGTAAACTCTGGTAAGATAAATTCTGGTAGTGCCAAGTACTATCTATCACTTAGATCTGTTGAAGTAAAAGAAATACCACAGGATTATGTAGTTTATGCATATCCGTTAAGTGGTTCATGGACAAATGGAAGTGGAAGATACAATAACAAACCAATAACAACCGACGGTGTATCGTGGAAATACAAATCATCTAGATCGGTGGGTACACAATGGAATATACCACCTTCGATAGAATCATATGAATGGGATGAAATTTCCGATTTGTGGGTAGATGCTAATTCATTGTTTGGAGTAAATCTTCAAGCAAATGTAACTTCGTCATACTTTACCAACAAAGGTGGTGGTACATGGTGGACATTTAACGGTGCGGAGTGTACTCAATCTTTCTCATTCGAATCATCAGATATATACATGGACGTGACTTCCATTGTTAAAAAGTGGATCACGGGTTCTGGTAGATTTCAAAATGATGGATTCATCGTAAAGTTTAGTAATGCCGCTGAATCATCAAATGAAACTTTTAATAGTCTTAAATTTTTCGGGGCAGATAGTAATACGATATATGTTCCAAGATTACACGTGGTATGGGATGATTCTAGATTCACAACGGGAAGTTTATCACCAGTCAGTGTTAATGATCTTTTGATAAATGTAAAGTTGAAAAAGTACTACTCTGAAAATGAAAAACCAAGAATACGAGTATTTTCAAATAATAGATACCCTGCAAAAACTTATACAACAGAATCTTATTACACTAAGAATTATTATCTACCAACCTCATCTTACTATGAGATAAGAGATGCACACACTGACGAGATAGTTATACCATTTAGTACAACTGGAACTAAGTTAAGTTGCGACTCCGATGGAAACTATTTTAATCTTTGGATGAATTCATTTCAACCAGAAAGATTTTACAGGGTTGTCATTAAGGTAGAAACAAGCGGTGGAGATACGGTACAAACTTTTGATAACAATTATTACTTCAAGGTAATTAGATGATTAGTCTATCAGAGTTTCTTTTCATAGAAAATATAGATCCATTACAGTCAGCTGGAATATTAGATACTTACAAAAATATTTCGTTTGAAACTGTTCAGGAATTCTATGACTATTTTGATTCTAAATCTATACCTCTAAAAAAGGTTGATGAGGATTCTGTTGGTGGTACTTTACTTGAAAGATTAAAATCCTTCAAACAATCATATGAATATGAAGTTGTTAAAAACTTTGTAGAAGAACAAAACAAGATAAAAAAACTGTTAGCAACAAATCCATCAGATATAACTGTAATACAAAATACATTGGATAGTGTTTCTAGATATAACTTAGATACATTTGATTATTACATTGCAAGAAAACTCATAGATCCAAACGGATCTGCTAACGGTGTTATACCATCAGAACAACTTAAATCAAGACTTGAAGTACTTATACAACAAAAACTTTCGGTATCTCTAAATGAATTGGGCTCTATAAATTTCGATAAAAATTTGAGAGACGAATACGATAGGGCTGTAACTTTTGAGAACTTGTATAAAAACAGCGGAAGATACAGATTGCCAATATTAGATGAAAGATATTACTTCAAAGATTTTGATTATGTAATTGATAGAAACTTTCAATCACTTTCAGAAGCAGTTTCTGCCGAAATAAACTTGTTGGATAAAATTGCAAATGTAACGGATATAGATACATTCTTGACTGATTTGACAAAACTCACAATAGAAAATGAAAATTCTATAACTGGATTGAATGCTAAGGTTGATAGATTGGAAAAGATTATAGAAGTAAAACAAGAAGAAGTTCAATCTTATATAGATGCTCAAATAGAACATGAGTCATTTATAGACACACTGTCTGGTGAGATGTTACAACAAGACGAGGAACTAAGACAGAAAGATGAGACTATAAATCAATTGAATGAAACAATATCAACAACCATCTCATCTCTTGAATCTAGTGTATCAAATCAAATTAATAACATCAATAACGCATTGTCATCACTATCTCAAAATATATCATCACAAGGTGCTAGTAAAAATGCATCACAAGATAGTGAAATTGCTGCATTGAAGGCACAGATAGCTGCATTACAATCTACTATAAACTCATTAAGAAATAGTTCAACTGGTGGTAGTACAACGGGTGGAACTAGTGGTGGTACTGGAAGAGGAGGCACAATAGGAGGCCCAACTAGTGCAACTGGTTCTGCATCAACTAATAGTGGTGGTGCTCGTGGTGCTGGTAGTCCTGGAGGTAGAATACTTTAATTATGGCAAACTTTGAATACAAAAATATTGATGAGATATTAGAGTCTAATTTACCAATTAGAGGTGTTAGGACATCATTGGATGATTTGAAGTTATTGAAAAAAACACCACCTCTTGTACCTCTTGTTTCCAAAGATGATACGATAGTTGAATTCCACACCTTCTTACCAAACGGTGCATATCTTACATCACTATATGATGTTGATACTTGGAAATTGGAATCATCATCGGATAATTCTTCTGCACCTGTACTATCTTTGGATTTACATAGAGATTTCAATAAAAGTGAAAATCCACCTGGCGAATACAAAGTTGTTTACAACTTTTTAAGAAACATAATTGGTTCTTATGATTCACCAAAAATGTTCATATCGAAAATATCACCCGATAGAACAGAAATTGAATTAACGTTGGTTGATAGAACATCACAAACAGATCAGAATCTCTTATCTAGTTTTGTTTTATCATACCTCAAATCAAAAGAGATTTTACCAAATGTTGTACTTAACTTTGGTGAAAATAAGATAATTGATGTAATAAATCTTGTATCTGACGGTAGTAAATTTAGCTTCTTTGTTAAGCTATACGAAGGATTACCATCTGATTTGGATTTGTATTTGCAATGTTGGGTTCAAGAACAACTTTTGAAACCATTCATTGATACAATACATTATATCCCAGAAGAAATAAAAACACAAATACCATCACTTAAAGGTCCAAACTTCGAAGTAGACTATGATTATTGGACAACGAGTGAAACGGAATATAAGTCTTGGAACGAAATACTTTCATCTAATGTACAAACCTCTCAGGAAATATTAGATAGATATATTTCATCTAGTAACTTACCAGTTCAATTGAATGTAGACTATCGGGAGTTTAAAAACTTTATTTTCTACTCCTCAGCAGAAGATAGAGTGGATAATTTTGTTTACAAGATTGAATTGATAGAACAATATAACAATCAACTTACTCTACTAGATACATTTACTGGTTCTGTCTCTTCAAATAAGATAAAGATAAAATCTCTAAGAGATAAAACAATATCTGGATTTGATAACTTTGAAAAGTGGTTATACTATGAAACTACTGCGAGTAACTATTATACCTCACAAGTAAGTGCATCTATAACTCCTTATCCAAAATATCAAACAACTGGTAGTGATTATAGTATTGCAACAAAAGAAGGTAAGTACAAACTATATCCTAGTAGTTCAAATGAAGTAAGTCAGTGGTATAATGATCTGATTACAAAGTCAATTGACTATGATCTAAAAAATTATAACTCACTTAACAAAGCTATACCAGAATATCTAAGAGAAGATGAGAATAACGATCAATTTTTGACATTCATTAATATGGTTGGTCATCACTTTGATATTATCTATCTTTACACTGATCATATTATGAAAAAGAATCTTAGAGAAGAACATCCAAAGGATGGTCTTTCACAAGATCTTATTTATGAGGCAACTAAAAACTTAGGATGGACACTTTCACACGGAACACAGGCAAAGGATCTTTGGGAATACGCATTCGGAATTAGTGGAAGTGGTGAGCCAATTTGGACTGGTAAAACAACAACAAACAAATACTTGGCAAAATCCTATGAAGAAAGAACAAAGGAAGTTTGGAGACGTATTTTCAACAACCTTCCTTATATCTACAAATCAAAAGGAACTGCTCGTGGTATAAAGGCTCTTCTTTCTGCATATGGAATACCACAAACACTCTTGTCAATAAGAGAATTTGGCGGACCAGATAATGCTGACTTGGGATTAACACCAAGAGCGGAGTGGGAAAAGCAAACATACTACTTGAACTTCAAGGGTAGTTACCCACAACCACCGACCCAAAGTTATATATCGTCTCCGTGGGAACGTGTAAAAAATGAAACAAACACATTCCAGTACCCAGATGCCATCTCATTTAGATGGAAAATGGAACCAGAATTAACATACGATTATGCACAAGATCCAATCCAAACACTTTTACAGAAAAACGTTGGATCACGTGTTGATTGGTTTGTAACTGTAAATAAGAACGGAACAGACCCAGAAAAGGGTTCTGTGACATTTTATATTGGCGATGGATCATCATACAAGTCTGCTTCTATAACTGATGAATATTTGTATGACGATGTTCCTCTAAACATTCTTATTAGAAGAAATACTAGAAACGATTCAACTTCAATCAACCAAACATATGATCTTATTTTAAAGACTGCAAAGTACGGAAAAATTGCAGTAGAAAGATCATCGAGTGTAACGATTAATGGTGGTTCCGAGCCAAATAAAAACAGGGCATGGGTCTCTAATGGTACATTATATGTTGGATCTGGTTCAAACTCCCAAACATCAAAGATATTATCGGGTTCAGTATTTGAATTAAGATATTGGTCAAATGTTTTAGAAACAAGTTCATTTGATAATCATGTACTTGCACCTAGATCATACAATGGAAATACAGAAACTTCCTCATTCTATGATTTACAGGCACAATTTAAGTTCTGGCAAAAATTTGATGTTGCGGTAACAACTAGTATATCTAGTTCACACCCAAATCAAAATCAAACTTATTTTGAAACATCCCCTAAAATCGCAACATTTAATGGATTCACTTCGTCATCGTTTGAATCTATAACAGAAACGTATTATATGGAAGTTGCCACCCTGGCAAATAACACTCCATATGCAGAAAAAATTAGAATTGATTCTGGTTCATTAATAGGTGGACTTAGTAAAGATAGAACATCAGAAGTATCATCCTTTGATCTTTACTCAAATGATTCAGATAAATTGATGGTTGCGTTTTCACCACAGGATATAATCAACGAAGACATATATGAAAGTCTTGGATATACTCAGTTGGATGATTATATTGGCGATTACAGTAATATTACAAAAAATGAATATCCAAACTTGAAATGGTTATCGAGAGATTACTGGAAAAAGTATTCTAACAAGAATGATTTTACTGCATATCTGAAACTAATATCAATTTTTGATTTTAGTATATTCGATCAAATACGTCAAACATTACCTGCGAGAAGTAATCCTATTCTTGGTGTTGTTATCCAACCAAATGTTTTGGAACGTTCTAAGGTTGGTGGTATAGGTAGAAATGTAAACGGTGAACCAAACAACAGTATTCCATCAAACGAACTTTCTTCTTCTATAAATGCATTCGGAACGTACAATGTTAACGAAGGTACTATTCTTATTGGATTTGAAGAAAATGAAGGAGAACTTGATAGAATTGAAGGTGATTATAATTTGGAAAAAGAAGTATTACCTACGGAATACACAAACCAAGCCTTTACTTCTTTACCAGTTTCTAAATCATTCAAAGTAGAATATACCAACAAAGAAACTTCCTTACCAACTCCAATTTATAGTTCATTTAATTCGGAGACTACAAATAAGGAAACACTGATAGATGAAAATCTGTATAAGACATTTAATGTTGATTACACATCAAAAGAAAGTTCTATTCAACATACATCTCCTGAAAAACTTGAAACTGTTTATAATGTAAAAGAAACTTCTGTTAAAGATGATATTGTATCGAGTACAAATGGTACATACAATAGTTATGCTTCATCGGTTTCAACAAAACTCGGTAAGGCATTTGGTGGATATAATAACATCCAAGATGATATTGAATTGACAGTAAGTGCTAGTTCAACATATAAACGATCCAATATAGTAAAATCTGGAAGTACAAATACTGGATATGGTGATGGGTGGGTAACACAAAGTAACCAAACTTACAGAATAAATTCCGTATTTAGTCAAATAGATTCGTATAGAAAAGATGGATTTTATAGTACATACTATTTATATTACACCAGTTCTATTGAACAACGATTTAATATATATACATCTGCGTCACTGACTGGTTCTTCGATTGGTAATCAAGAGAATTTAACAAAGGGACTGAAAAACCACAGATTCTTAGGTAGTAAACTTGTTGGACCGGATATAAACGTTTCAACGAGAAATAGTCCAGACGGTAAGCCGGTTATTGAAGTTTATATTGTTGATTCAGAACAAATTTTCTACAATACATCCAATCGTGGTGGAAATTTAGAAACAAGATGATATTTATTTTAGAGTAAACATAGTATTTTTATGAGGAGAATAAAATGGGTTATTTAGATAACAGCACTATTACGGTAGATGCAATTCTTACAAAACGTGGAAGAGAACTTCTGGCACAAGGCCGAGGTGCTGCAAACGGATTTAACATCACACAGTTTGCATTAGCTGATGATGAAATAGATTACGATTTGTGGAACCCAGCACACCCACTTGGCTCAGACTACTACGGTGTAGTTATTGAAAATATGCCAATTACAGAGGCAGTTCCAGACGAAACACAATCAATGAAGTATAAACTTGTAACACTACCACGTGGTGTTAAAGCGATTCCTTTCGTAAGAGCAAGTGCAACATCATTGACAGTACGTCCTGGTGATCCTCAATCATTCAACATTGAGACATTCTACTACGGTGGTTCAAATCCTGGATTGGATCCAATTTTGAATTCAGCAGCAGGATATACTGTAACACTTCTCGATGCATCTTATGCTACAATGTTTACAACAGCAACAACATCTGATAATAATGCAACTCCTATCCAAACAAATAGCACAATGACATCAAGAACAGCAACTTCTGAATCTGCAATTGTCATTCCTGGTTCTGGTAAGGGTTCAAAGATTACAATTACTTTGGAAACATTACCTGACGTTTCTCGTCTCGAAGGAACTGTTACAAAGACTACAAAGATTATTGTTACAGGAAATGAAACTGGTGGTAGAGTTGTAATACCAGTTACAGTAAGAAACGCAGATACAACAACAGTATAACTTGAAATAACGAAATTGTAATTGAGGTATAAAAAATGGCAACAGAATTAAGACAACGAATCGGATCAGGTGGTGGTGATTTTGGTCTCTACCAAGTGTTTGAACACGCTCTTGCCGGTCAAGAACCTGATACAGAAAAGAAACTTATAACAAAGGGTCTTTGGTCAGCGACTTTGGGAGAGTTACTTACTTTCCACACAAGTTCAACCCAGAATTCTAACTCAAAGTCATACTACTATGAAATTTGGAGTTCTGCGTCTCTTGTTTGTGGTGATGAAGTCATGTTTTCTGTTGCATACGGTCACATCTCAGGATCAGGCTCAGCAAATTCAGGTGGGCAAGTAGGTGACACACCATCAAGAGCAATTTATTCACAGTACAAAACTATGTTGTTGGACGGAGATGCAAACGCAGACTCTGCTGCAAACGGTGCACCATCATCATTTGTGTTGGCAAACGGTACTGTTATTAATCAATTTTATACTGTAAACATTGCACGTGACAGATTTGAAGATAAACTTGATCCTGGTAATTTTGAATTATCACTTGCTGTGATGAATTCAGCTGCAACGGCCAGCGCACTCACAGTATCGGCATCAAACTTAGTAATTAAGTTGATTGATGACTCTGGTGATGCAAACGATTCACTTGGATATGGTGGTCTTCCATCTAATGTAAGAAATCTTGTCAGTGGTTCTATAACAAACGGTGTTCACAATCCATCCGCACCTCATTACTATGGACTCGTTTACGCGGACAGAGGAGTGATACTAATTGATGGAACAAAGATTAATGCATCGGCAAGTCTTGGAACTATAACAGGTAGTAATGTAAACGGAAACAATGCATTCAGATTATTCAAATCAATAAGTGGTTCTGGAGCATTTGGAACTGGATACGGATTTAGTGCAAGAAGTGTTTCTACAAAAGATGTAACATACTATTACATACGAGTACCTGCTAGAATCGGTTCTTCCGTTTCCAACACATCACCGACTGGTGCTCCAACAATGTTAGCAATGTATTCAAACAATCCAACTTTTGTAAGTGGATCACGTAATCAAGTCAAGGATACAACATTCATAAATGATCCAGCGGTTTATATCACATCCATTGGTATGTATAATGACGCTGGTGAATTACTTGCAATCGCAAAGATGAGTCAACCAATCAAGAAAACACCAAACAGTGAGTTATCAGTAACAGTAAGATTAGAATACTAAAATTATGGCAACATTTACACCATTCGTTGAAGATAGAGACATATTAGGTGGTCAGAAGGAAATTATAACTTCTCCTCTATGGTCTGGTGGTCAAGCATCACTGATAAGAATTTTCACAAGCTCTTATCAGTCTACAAATCAAAAACGATACTATTATGAGATATATAATAGTGCTTCCAACTCTACTGGTGCAGAACCTCAATTTAGTGTTGCATATGGTGACACAAAGGGTAGTGGTTCCGATAGAGGTACTGGAAACATAGACGATTTACCAACTAGATCAATATATTCTCAATACAAGCAACTTTTGTTGGATGCTGGAACTAACTTATTTACGTTTTCAAATGGGGAAACTAGCGAACACGTTTACATCATAAATGTAAATCGTTCTAGATACAAAGACAGAGTTGATACGAATAATTGGCAATTAACAATTGGAAAATTGAATGCAGTAGGTTCTGCATCTATTTCAACTGGTGCAGATGTATTTACTTTGATTGATGACTCTGGTGCTTCAACGATTGAATATACACAACAAGGTGGTCGTGTTTATAATATACGAAGTGGATCCATTTCTAATGGAATTTTCACATCAGATACAACGCCTTGGGGATTATTTTATCCAGACAATGGCGTTATCGTATTGAATGGAAAGGCATTGGATGCATCTTCTTCATTTAATACAAGAAGATTACCATCAACTGGTAGTATTAATCAAAATAACGCATTCAGATTGTTCACCTCGATAAGTGCTTCAATATTGTTTAACACTGCATCGAATGCATTTCAAGGTAGAACAAGTGAAGTAATTGCATCTCAGTATTATTATGTAAGACTTTATAATGGAGAGTACAATTACAGTACAAATCCAACTTTCTTAACTGGAAGTTTAAGTTCTATAAAGTATGAATCAATGTTCAATGATCCAATTGTTTATATGACGAGTATCGGTTTATATGACGATAACCAAGAGTTATTGGCGGTTGCAAAACTAAGTAAACCAGTACAAAAATCATTTGAAAAGGAAGTTGTTGTTAAAGTTAAAATAGATTACTAATCCCATATGGCTATCAAACTAAATAATCCGAGCGGAGTTGGTAATACAAGACTAGTATTGGGTCAAGGAGTCGATCCAATAACAGGACTCCCACTAAATGCAATACAAATAAATGGGAATTCAATTGATCCATCAATAATGGGATTATCAGGTGGAGAATTTAGCGGTAATGATTTACCATGCTTACGATATAACTATCATATTGGAACCCCACAAGTTGTAAAAACAAAAAATGTGATGGTTGGTGCAGATGGTAATCCACTAAATCTATCACAATATCCAGATCACAAAAATCTAACGGGTACACAGTGTTATCTTATAGCTCCACTATATGAATGCTGTTGGGTGCAACCAGATTTCTCCTCAAATAGATTAATGACAAATGGAGCAACCCTCAAAGGTTGGATTCTACTTGCAAGATCAAAAGCTGCAATTTCATACGAAGAATGTATTGATTCAAATGGAAGAACTGGAAAAAGACCTGTAATAGTACAATACTTTTCATATGAAGACATACAAAATGGTCCATATACTCCAATAGCAGGACCAAATGAACCAGATAGATCTGTTTCACTTATTTTAACTGATGGTTCTAGAAATTTTGCATGGCCTGGTAATGGAAATTATTGGGGTAATTGCTTTGGAGATTATTCGAGTGATATTTTTCTTAATTGGATAAATTTCAATCAAGGACTAATACCTGGAATAACTGATATTTCAAGATATAGAACTGCTGGAAGTTCTCCAAATGGTGAGTATCTCCTAATAAATACAACCACTGGTGGTGGATTTACTCCACAAGAAGGTATTGTTATTGAAGGTGACGAATGTAAATCTCTCGGTAACTGTGTAATTCCGACGGTGAATGAACCAGATCAACCAAAAAATCCAATATGTGTTGAACAGATAACTGTAAATACACTAACACAGTGGAGTCAGTATTCAAGAGAAGCTGGTGACATTACAAGAACAGAACTTTTTAGAATGATAAAATCTGTTCCGGGTAATGACGGACAACCAACGATACTAAACAATGGTGATCGTATAAATCTAGCTGGATTTGGATTTGCTTGCGAAACAGGACAAATAGAAAGATACCAAAAAGTATTTTACCCAGCATTTCCAAAATTTACATTTTGCAGATTATCAAATGGTTCTGTAAGAGTAACAGTACTTCCAAACGAATACATAATAGACTACTCAAACCCAGAATTGTCTGGTCCTATTGAAGACCGAATAATTGAATCTTCTCGTGAATTTGATCCATCATGTTGCGAAAGATTATCATCTGCATTTTTAACAAACAACTCATCGGAGTTACAGGCACTATCTAATGCTGGTGTAACTGTTGGTGTAATAAACTCATCTAAAAAACTTGAATTATTTGAGTCATGCGGTTGTGAAGAAATAGAAATTGCAGACTTGGGATGTTTTTACAGAGGACTTACACGAAGAGGTAATTACAGTGTAATATTAAAGGGTGATATAAAAGATCCTAGAACATACACTGGTGTCAGAATGCCGGTTGTAGATGAAAGATGTAAATCAGATGGTCCAGAAGTTTATCACCCATTCGATAGAAGACGTGATATAATAACGAATAGAATAAAATCTTCAACACAAGGTTTGTTTGACAATAGTCAGTACATGGAGTGTTACTTTACAAGTTCAACTAAACCAACTTCGTCTAATCAATATTACTACGAAGTAACAGATTGTGAAACTTGTGGTAAAATACCGTACTTTGCGGTTGCATATGGTCATATAAATGGATCGGGTTCTTTATACGTTGAATCGGAAGAATCAAATAAAACACCATCGGATTCTATATACTCACAGTATCAGTTAATGTGTCTGGAAGAAAATAGAACTGAAACTGGTGGAGTATCTTTACCTAAGTTTTCATTCGTAAGTTCTAGCACAACCGTAGAATCAGATGATATTTATGTAATCAATTTTAACAGAAACGGTATAAAAGACAGATTAGATCCTGGTAATTTTGAAATAAATCTTGCATATCTAAGTGGAAGTACTGTACCAAACAACTTACACACTGGAAGTAATGTTAAAGTTGGTTCTTCGCAAATTATTAGACTTGTAGATGATTCAGATGACTTTGATGAATTTGAAACGTGTGATGGTGATCCATTAGTTTCATACAATATAGTATCTGGTTCTCTTTCAAATGGAAAGTATGAGGATTCTTCTGTAAACACATATGGTAAGGTTTATCCAAATCTTGGAATCGTTATCTTACATCCTAAGAGATTGAACCAAATTGCAGGATTTAATACGGTAACTGGAAGTAATCTAAATGGTGATAATTCATATAAGATCTTTACTTCAATAAGTGGCGCAGCTGCTCCATTTGGTTCAAGAACTACAAATTACTACCTTACTGCAAGAAACGTAAAGTATAAAACAACGAGTCATTACTTTGTAAGAGCATATGCACCATTGTTCAATTACAGTAATAACCCAACTTTTGTATCGGGATCTTCGAATCAAATATTTGACAAGTGCTTTATAAAAGAACCACAGACTTATATAAGTTCAGTTGGTTTGTATAACAGTAGAAATGAGTTACTTGCTATTGCAAAATTAAGTCAACCAATAAAGAAAACATTCGATACAGACCTACTCATTAAGATTAGATTGAATTGGTAATATGTCACTTTCTTACATGAATATTGCAGACCCTGCAACTTATGTCAAAGATGAGGCACAGAGGTTATTTGACGAACTCTTGAATGATATAAATTCTGAGTTTTACGGTGTTAACATATCAAAGATAACATTTGTGGAAGGTATTACCGACCTTGAAAATCGTGTAGAATTTCAGTATCAACAAAATGTTCAAAAGATAAATGCTGAGGCAAATATGTTCTCGAAAGAAATCCTTATGGAGATACAACGAGAATTAAAAAATCTACTTCTAAACTATCTAAATACTGAAAAGAAATTCTTTGTTGGTGGTGCAAGAACTGGTGGAGAAATGCCGGCACCAAGAATAGATTCAACTACAAAGTATTCATACCCAGTTGCAACAGATATATCTTTTCAAAACACAGAATCTTTTGATGATTTGATAAACAATCTAATTGATGAACTAACAAGAGATGAAAATCAAACATATTCATTCAAAAGATTTTCAATTGTAAAAGATAAGTCTGCAATAATACGAAAAAACAGAACGGTTTCCATATGGAAATGTGACGACGATGCACTTAATACGTTCTTTACGTCATCTAATGGCAATACAAAAGACAAATACTATCTTTCAGTATATAATGGGAATCCAAATACATCAAATTCTCATCAACAGTTCGATATATCATTTGGTCACATAAATGGTTCTGGTTCATATCTTATGAACGGTACAATAAATTTGATGCCATCAAAAACAATGTATCGAAAATATTTGATGGAATGTATCGGTGACGTTGAAAATGGTTCATCTAAATTTCCATTTAAAAATGGAGTAAACGGTCAGTATGTCTATATAATACAGTTGGATAGAGATTTATTGAAAGATAGATTGGACGCTGGTAATTTTGAATTATCACTGGCACCTCTTTCTGGAAGTTCTAACCAACTTGTAAATACTGGTAGTAATGTCTCTGTTAATCAATCATCTAGCGTACTTTATACTTTGATAGATGATAGTGGTGATTCAAAACAATCAACAACAGATAAGAGCGATATAAACGATTTTTACTATCTCGTATCTGGTTCAAAACGTGATGGTGTATATGATGAAGATAATGCGAATGCATGGGGTCTCGTATATCCAAAACTAGGTGTAATTGTATTGGATGGTGTTGTTTTAGATCAATCATGTTCATTCAATACTGTAACTGCATCAATAGACGGTGATAATATTTCCAAGTTATTCTTATCAATAAGTGGTTCCTCCACTATAACATCTGGTAGAAATTTCTCTGGTTCATTCTTCGCTAGATCAAACGAGAAAGTTTTAACTCAAACGTATTTTTGCAGAGTAGATACAGACGAATACAATTATAGTTCCAATCCAACTTATGTGAGTGGTAGTAAAAACGAAATACGTTATAGTTATTTCTATGACAACCCTGTATCGTACATCACGTCAATTGGTCTGTACAATTCAAAGAATGAACTTTTAGCAATTGGAAAATTAAAAAGACCACTCTTGAAGAATCCTAACAAGTCATATGTTTTTGAAGTAAAATTAAGAATGAACTAATGTCATTTCAAAAAGGAAATATTGTATCTTTGATTTACAAACGTCTAAAGCGTGGGGATTTCGAAGTAAGACCATTTCAGGCAAATAAACTATGGAAGTTTGCAAGTGATGATACCGAAACATTTGCAGGAAGATCTACATTCTACAAAAATCTAGGTATTGATGTATATCGAGTACTTTATCCAGAAAACAATTTGTATTATGGAGCAGTTGCAAACCTTAGCTCTTCTCTTTATAGAAGAGTATTTACCACTCAAAGTTTAGATCCTAAGTTATTGTGGTATTCGATAGATCACAAATACTACAACAAGTTTAAAAATGATAAGAATCCAGCGATACTACTAAGTCCAAAAACTGAATTGAATTTATCAATAAGTGGTTCTCTAATTAAGATACCACAAGATGTTTTTGGTGAAGGTATAAAACCAAAATCTTTTAGATTGAGTCATTACAGTACAAATCCGTCTCATTCATATACGATGAAAGATGATGGCGACGGTAATGTTATAGATGAATCATATGACACAAATAAGTTCATTGGAAATGATAGATGTCTTATTTATCTCGGATTCAATGAGAAATACAGAGAATACGGTTTTAGAAACAAACAGACCGATACCGTTTATGATTTTAGTAACAGAGAAAACGAAGTTGTTTATGTAAAACCTAAACAAATTAGATTTGAGCCAGGAATACCAACAACATCTCCCGTTTCTTCAAGTGGAACTTGTATTGTAATGGATGGTGGTTATCTTCACGCAAAATCGAGAGAAAACTTCAACCCTCTTCCAAAAAGTTCTTTCGCAATTAGTTTTTGGATAAATGTGCCGTCATCTCAATCAAACTATGATTACACATATAATCATATTTTGAACAAAAATACGATGGTATTGGATGATGGATTTAACACACAAGTAGGAAAATACAACACTACACTTGTACAACGAAAGTCATCACATTATCCGTTTGACATAAAAATTACAAACAGTTCAAGTCCAACTCCACATAGAATTGTGTTTGAACAGTCATCGGCGGAAAACATAGTAACTGTAAGTTCATCTGCAATAACACCTGGTCAATGGTATCATGTTGTTTGCCAGAAGAGTGGAAGTGTATATAGCATACATTTAAACGGTACATTGAATTCTAGTAAAACATTTGATATGAATAAGAATGTTTCTAATAATCATGAAATGTATATTGGTGGTAACGGAACAAACAGTGGAATGATTTCTGCATCAATAGACGAATTCAGAATTTACAATCAGTCACTCACTTCCAATCAAGTTTCTTATTTAGCTGATAATTCTTATGGTTTGGGTTATGCATACCAAACAAATGTTATAGGAAATATCTTCTACAAGACAGGGGAAATCTTGGTATCTGATCCAAGACCTAAGTATGCAAATTCATTACTAGGTCAAACTGGTAATTTTGATTATTCTGGTAGAACAAATGGATTCAGTGGTGAATTTAGAAGTACAACTACTTTTTATGAATACCAAGTGATATGTAAAATTCGTAAAAATGAATTCAATCTTTCTCAAAATGTATCATTGAGAGAAAGTGGCGATCCAAATACATATTCATTGAGAAGTTTTGTTACAAGTTCATATTTCAATCCATACATTACAACGGTAGGTTTATACAATGACAACAATGAATTGTTGGCAATAGGTAAACTTGCATCACCACTTGAAAAGAGAGATGACGTAGATATGAACATCATTGTTAGATGGGATATATAAATGAAAAGAAATGCAGTTGCGATAAAACACGGGTTTCGTTCTGGTCTCGAAGATACAATCAATGAAAATCTAAAATCGTCCAAGAAAAATTACGGATACGAAACTCAGAAACTTTCGTATATTAGACCAGCCACAAACCACACTTACACACCCGACTTTGTTCTACAAAAGAAAAGTGGTGAAACTATGTATATCGAAACTAAGGGTAGGTGGGTAAAGGACGACCGAGAAAAGATGGAACTGATATTCGACCAATATCCAAACATAGATATTAGGTTTGTCTTTCAGAATCCAAACGCAAAACTCTACAAGGGAAGTAAAACAACATATGCCCAATTCTGTGAGAAACGGGGTTGGTTGTGGTCAAAGAAAGAAATTCCACAAGAATGGTTGGATGATTGTTTGTAAATATCCTCAAATAGTCGTATATTGGTTTTACTATGATAAACCACGACTTATTACATCTGTTAGAACAAGTTTTAGGTAAAGGAAAGAAGACCTCCGGCAACAACTATTCTTTCTTTTCACCATTCGTTTCCCACTACAAACCAAAGTTGGAGATAGATGTTTCATCTAACTCTAAAAACCAAAACTTCTGGCATTGTTGGATTTCCAACGAAAAGGGTAGAACAATACAATCCCTGTTCAAACGTCTACGGGTAGACCGTCAACACTACGAGTCCCTCAACAGAATCCTCAAAACAAAGGCACTCCACACATTCGTCAACACCGACGATAAAGACGAGGAGTTGAGATTACCACCAGAGTTTATCCGTCTTACGGACTTTGGTTCTATACGAGACATCACAATTGCAATGCAAATAAAACAAGCGGTATCTTACCTAAAATCTCGTGGTATTCTCCCAACAGATATTTTCAGATACAACATCGGTTATTGTCCAAATGGTATCTATGGTGGTAGAATTATTGTCCCATCATATGACGATAATCTAAACCTAAACTTCTTTGTTTCCCGAACTATCTTTGAAGATGTAAACGCAAAGTATAAAAATCCACCTGTAAGTAAAGACGTTGTTGGATTTGAATCCCTCATAAATTGGAAAGAACCAATCACACTTGTTGAAGGTGTGTTTGATGCCATTTCTGCCCGTTTCAATGCCATACCACTATTCGGTAAAATTGTCCAACCTCTTCTAAAAGAAAAGATACTCATTCGTAAACCACCAAAGGTTATTGTTGCCCTTGATAATGATGCGATGAAGGATTCCATAAAGATTTGTGAGTGGTTGATTTCAAATGGAATCAAAACAAGTATGGCAAAACTTCCAGATAAAGACATCAATGAATTTGGATTTGAAAGATTTTCGGAGTATATTGAAACATTACCATCGGTAGATAGGTTTGATTTGATGAAAGAAAGGATATTAGTGTGATACAACAAACACTCATTTCAAAAAGAGTAAACAAAGTAGATAACGTCATTCACATTGCTGACGTTCACATTCGTAATTTCAAGAGACATGATGAATACGAGTCGGTATTCAATCGGGTATATGATTATTGTAAAGAACAAGTTCAACAAGATAAGAACACAATCATTTATCTTGCAGGAGATATTGTTCACGCAAAAACAGATATGTCTCCTGAACTTATTGTAATGACGAGAAACTTCCTTGTAAACCTTTCTGATATTGCACCTGTTTTTCTTATCGCTGGTAATCACGATATGAATTTGAATAACCGCAATCGTCTGGATGCCCTTTCACCAATCGTAGACTCAATAGATACACCTGACTTCTTTTACTTGAAGGATACAGGGGTCTACAACCTCGGTGGTGTCAATTTTATTCTGAATGCTGTACACGAAGACCCTGAGAATTTTATCAAAGCAGAGGACGTTGTAGGGGACGGAATAAAGGTAGTATTTTATCACGGTGCAATTGATAGAGCAGATATTGGATTTGGTCAAACAATCAAGAACAACCGAGTCAATATAGATATGTTCAAGGATTTTGACTTTGGTATGTTTGGTGATATTCACGGATTTCAATATCTACATCCAAACAACAAGTTTGCCTATGCGGGTTCTCTTATCCAACAAAACTTTGGTGAAGGATTAGTTCACGGAATAATTCATTGGAATCTTCTTGAAGGCAAATCAACATTTGTTCAGATTCCAAACGATTGGTCTCACTATACTATTGATATTGACGAAGGTAATTTTGTAAATCTACCGACTGAATTTTCGATTCATAACCGAATCCGTGTTCGTTCTTACAATACTCCAAACTCTGAGCTGATGAAGGCGGTAGCCAAACTAAAATCAATCGTAAAGGTTGATGACATTCGTATTCAGAAGTTTTCAACAAAGCCAACAAACGGACAAACGCAATCAATGGTTTCTATTGGTGATGTTCGTGATGTTGAATATCAAAACAAACTCATCGGTGATTATCTTGAAAAAGAGTTTGCGGTAGAAGAAGAAGTAATAGATGAAGTTAGAAAGATAAACAGAACAATCAATACAAACCTTGATAAATCAGTTGTTCTTCGTAATGTAATTTGGAATCCAATCAAGTTTGAATTTGACAATATGTTCTCATATGGAGAAGGTAACAAGATTGATTTCAGTCAAATGAATGGAACGTATGGTATCTTTGCTGCAAACGCAAGTGGTAAGTCATCTGTATTGGATGCCCTTATGTTCTGTATCTTTGATAAGTGTTCTAGAACATTCAAGGCATCACAAGTTCTCAATAACAAGAAAGATACATTCCGTTGTAAGTTCCAATTCCAAATCAATGGAAAAGATTACTGGATTGAACGTATCGCCACAAAAGATAAGAGAGGACACGTAAAGGTCAACGTTGATTTCTGGCACGAAGAAAGTGGTGAAAAGATTTCTCTCAATGGTGATGATAGAGATGGAACGAACTTTGCAATCCGAAATTATCTCGGTACATATGATGACTTTATCATAACTGCATTCTCCCTACAAGGAAACAACACGAACTTCATTGATAAGGCACAGAGAGAACGTAAAGACCTTCTGGCACAATTCCTTGACCTCAATTTGTTTGAAGAGTTGAGTACAATTGCTTCCGATGAAATCAAATCGGTTCAAACTCTTATCAGAGAATACTCACGTCAGGATTACTCTACGAAGATTGCAGATGCAAACGATAACCTCAAACGTTCACAATTGGATTTAGATGAAATCAATGAAGAACGTGATCTATACACTGCAAGATTGGATTCCAAGAACGAAGTCATTATGGAATTGACTAAGGCACTCAAACCAATTGATGACCGACTGATGAATCACAATTTAGAAGAACTAACTCAAAAGAAAGACGAGTTTGTTCGTAAGGTTGTATTGTGTAGAGAAGAGACTGAAAGATTGGAAATTGAACTCGGTAATGAAAACAAAATTCTATCCGAACTTCAAACTCAATTTGACTCAATAGACTCGGATAAATTACAACAAGATTGGCAAGTTCTACAAGAAACAATCCAATCAATTTCGAAAACAAAACACAAGTTGGAAAATATCCGACTTCAAATTGACCACAATCAATCTAAGATTGACAAGTTGTCTACACATGAGTACGACCCTGATTGTAAG